TTAGGAAGTTGTCCTGCAATCTTACGATGTGCCATAAACTTAACAGCAAGTCCTTCACCTACAGACCCCGAAACAAGATCTGCGGTAGTGTTTTCGTCGATGTCGTCTCCGAGTAGTTCTGACACAAATGACCACGAACGCGGCGTTGCAAACGAACGACTTGGGCTCTTAGGATCAAAGTCATACAAGTCTTTCTTACTAAAGTTAAGGAAGCCTACTACGTCTTTATGGATTTTGTTATCAACAGCCCATTGGAACCAATCGTCAAAATTTACAGCCATTTCCAAGTGTACAAAGCGGTTAGCCAACGGAGCAGGCATACGATATGTAACACCCTTGTCTGCTTCACGGTTACCTGCCGCAACAATCATTACGTTGTCTGGCAACTTGTAAGTGCCTACCTTACGGTTAAGAATTAGCTGGTACGCTGCTGCTTGTACACTTGGTGCCGCTGAGTTCATTTCATCTAGGAACAATACAATGTTATCAAACTGTGCTGCGAACTCTGCACTAGGAAGTTCGCTAGGCGCACCCCAAACCATTGTACCTGAGTTGCTGTCAAAGTAAGGAATACCTTTAATGTCTGTAGGTTCCCAAAGACTCAAACGAATATCAATTAAGTGTGAATTAGAAAAGCTATCGCTAATCTGTTTTACAATGTCTGATTTACCAATGCCCGGAGGTCCCCAAAGAAAGATTGGACGCTTTTTAGTAAGAGCGTGTTTAATCGAAGCCTTTGCGCCATTTGGGCTAACTGTGCGTGTTTCAGTATCCATAGTGTATTCCTCTTGTGTTATCAGTGCTAATTTCTAACTATGTATATATTATAGCATAACTAAGATAAAAGTCAAGTGTTTTTTTGGATTAACTATTAATTATTTTGTCTTTTCATTGCTTTTGTTAGACCGTATTTACGAATGTCTCCAGAGAAAAGATGTAGCTCGAGTGCCTTCTTTTCGTCCGTTACAGTAATTCCCTTTCGCCCCATATAGTAAGGACAGTTAATAAACTTGTCTAAAAAGATGATAGTTTGTGTTGTTATTTCAAAATCTTTTGGATATGGCACATCGTATGTAGCTAATTGAATATCTTCTACTACTACTCTAAACCCTTCGTCTGTTAGACGCAAGCCGCCCGTATCTTTGGTTCTCGTGTTTTGACACCATTTAGGCATGTATTCTTTAAGCGTAGCTTCTGTAACAGATATGTTTAAACTCTTTAAGAATACCTTAGTATATGTATCTTTCCAGTTCATTGTTCGTCGAAAACAAGTTCGCCCTGAGTTAACTTTATTACAGTGAACTCGTCACAATTAAACATTTCATTTAGTTTTGAAGCAAGATTGTGAGCATGTCCGGGATTAGAAAAGCTAACTTTCTTATACTTTGGTCCAGGATAATTTGTAAGTGCATTTGCACTTTTTAAATTGAAGGGTTTGCCTTGATAAAATACAGCCCAAATTGCTTCGGCTAATAACACCTGATCACTTTTATAGGTCTTTTTATCAATGTTTTCTAGTAACACAGTTGGCTTTGGTCTGCTCATATGCGTAATTCCTTTAATTAACTACGTATATATTTATCTTTTTTTAGTTATATATGTACTTAACTAATAGCAACACCACCCGGTAATGATGTATTTTGTTTCAGTAGGAGCAGGTATTCCGTGATGATAGTGCGTCCAGCCAGCAGGCCAAATAACAGTAAGTCCAGCATGACTAGGTGTAATAACATCTTGTTGGGTAAACATTGTGCCACCACCATTTTCAATAGTAGTAAGATACGTCATGTAAGATAAGTGTCGTTGTGCGTGTTCAGGATATCCGTCATTCTCACAATGTGCTACACTATATGAATCGTTAGGCTTATATACTTGAAGTCTTGGTCTAGTAAACCCCCAAGGTTTTATATGTTCAGCTGACTTAGGATACTTAGATGTATAATGTTGTAGAGTATTAATAAGTTGCTCACAATATTCTTCACATAAGTCGTTATCAAACTCACCAAAGTCAGACCATGAATATTGCCTAGGTTCGTCATAGGTTAAACTAGATGAATCTAGGTCGCATTTGTCAACTATACGCTGACAAAGATTAGTACTAGTATACCAACCGCCTATAAAATCGTTAGTTAAAAGCTCATGTTCTACCAACTTTGGCCGCCGTCTAATTGCACTTGTACAACATTATCTTCTTCGTTTTTCTTCAACAGTAGGGCTTCTAAATCGCCGTTTAAGCGTGTCATTACTTCGCCTAATGTAAATGCTAGTCTTTTTGCATTTTGTATATCTAACTTAACTTCTCTTTGCTTTGAAGCGTCTGCACCTTTTACAGCATTAATAAATTGTTGTATTGGTATAGTGTTTAATTGTTCATTGTCCATAGTATCTCCTTTATTGTATAAAAAACATTTGATTTAATCTATACAAGTCATTTATGTATTTGCCTGGCTTCATATAAGGGTGATGATACAGCTTTGAACTATACATAATAAAACGATTATATTTCATTTCTGCCAAATGTTCTAATTTCCAATCACCGACGCTATCAGTTACAAATTCGTTATACGGTTCCGTGTCAGTAACAGACTTTCTTAGCTCATTTCCATTACCAGTAAACTTTCCATTAAAAGAATAAAACCCAGTACCGCCTTCACATTCTTCAGGTGTGTTTAAGAAAACAGTTCCGGCAAATGCATTTGGGTCAACATGATCGACATGCGGAACTCTTGGCTTGACCCATTGATCTTGCATAACATTTACTATAAAAGTTGCTGCTGATAATTTATCATTGAGATAATTTTTTGGTAATTTACTCCAAGTACTTGGCCATATCTCTTTAATTATTTGATCAAACAATGGACCAAAGTGTGCTAAAGAAAATATTGAATCTATTCTGCCACCGGGAAAGTTATTTAATAATGACGAAGAATTAAAACATGGAGGTATATCTAATGCTAGTTGTCTAACAGCATCAGGATTAGCATATAAATTATCTATTGTTATAATAGGCCATTCACCTACCGAACCTAGCCTAGTTATAGAAATTTTCAGATCAGGATTAAGTTTAAATGTTTCAAACTCGTCTATGATCTTTTTATGCATTTAGAACCTCAGGAATAAATTTGGTTGCTATAATTTTGTGTGCTTCTTTGTTATAATGAACAGTATCTTTTAACATAGTAGTTATATCTATATTTAAGTTATTTTTAATCCAAGTTTCTGCCGAAGTTGGAAAAAACTTTGTCTGTGTCAGCTTTCGAAATCCGTCTACATTTTCTGGCATTTCAACTTGATCATTTATTCGCCAAACATACGCTGGAATATTTCTATCTCTACACATACTATCAATTAGTGCAATGTCTTTACAGTACTGTTCATAAACAAGATGACTTAGTGCTTTATGATGCACAAACGTTTTATAAAATTCTTGTGTATCCCCTGGCCACTCTTTTGGAGCCCAGTACTGTGGCCATTTTTGATTACCGTTAACTAAATCTTCACCATTAAATTTAATTTTCTCATTCCATTCAACTACACTATAATCTAGTGTAGAATAATCAGTGTGTAGCACAAAGTCTTCTTCTTGATAATGTGTTGCTAAAAAATAATCAACAGGAAGATGAGTATATCCAATCTCTTTCGAGTGTGCCATTTTCCATCTATCCCAATGAGTTGTTTGTATTACTACTTTATCAATAGTTGGATATCGATCAAGCATAGTTGCTATCCAACGTGGATACACTGAGTTCGGCGCCCCTGGGTCAGCATAAACTATGCAAGGCTCTATTTCTTTTGCATAGAATTTTCCGTAGCAGTTTTCATCTCCGAAATGAATATCAGATAGTATATTCGTTGACCAGTATCCTGCTGAATGACTATCGCCAACAAATAATGTTTTATTTTGCATTAGCACGACTCAAATGTTGCCGCATTTCTAAATCAGTTTTAAATGGTCCTTTTGTTTCATACCTTTCAACTGTAATTAGTTTAGGACAAAAACTCTTAACCCATCCTTTGTCAAACTTAATAATAAAATATCCTGCACAATACAAGCTCTTAGATTTTTCACTTTTAGTAAATAATGCAAGGCGTTGCTTAACATCAAACATCGGATTGTAAGGAGCACAACTAGTACTAAATCCGTATATTTCAAAATCTTTCCCTTCAGATACTGGCTCTAACGGAGACCATGTAATATCAGCATTTAGTGTTTTAGTTAATGCTTTGATATTTTTATAAAATCTAGTACCAGTATTGTTTGAAGAATACATCAGTTGACTGTCGTCACCGATACTTAATGTAGCAACTTTTTCACCTTCACTCTCTACGATCCAAAACTTATTTTTTAATATTTCTTTGGCACTTAATTTTTCTGACATATTATACTCCTTGATATTTTGCTTGCAGCGGCGGAGCAAAGTATTGTGCTTGATCTGCAACCCGTTGCATATCCCATTTAGCACAGAACTTCATAAGACGCATACCAACTT